TTACTTTGAAGGTCGTAATCCTGATCAAAATCTTTGTGATGAGGCAAATAAATTATTACCTCTATTAGTACATGGCAAACATAATACAGATCTTGATGACAACTATTATATTAGAAGAATACTAGATACTGTATGCTTAGATAGTTGGGTTTCGGTAGTATCTGAAGCGAGCTTTGGTGATCAAGACCATACTTTATTTTTAAGTGAGAAAGTTTTTAAACCAATAGCCTGCCTACATCCGTTTATTGTAGTTGGTAATAAAGGAAGTTTGAAAAAATTGCGTGATATGGGATATAGAACTTTTGAGGGATTTATAGATGAATCTTATGACGAGTTATCAACCTTTGAAAGATTTGACGCGATAACAGATGCGATCAAACAGATACATTCAATACAAAATAAAGCTGCTTGGTATGAATCAATGAAAGATATTTTGATACATAACTATAATACATTCCAAAAAAATTCTAGCAGAGAAAATTCTGCATGTGTTGAATTAAAAAATCATTACAACGAATATTTTAATCTATGATAAGAATGCCAAAATATAGAAATCCTGATATACCTAAGGGTTCTAAAGTCATAATCGGACTTGGTGATAGTTTCACCGAGGGCGTTGGTAGTTGGTCAAAATCTACATATAACAAATACGATGGATTTATCGATCCATTAAACGTTCCTAAAGAAATATATGATGAAATGTACTATAATAGTTGGCCGTGTCAATTAAGCCGTAATCATTTGCCGGATTATATCCCTATTAATCTTGGCATCACCGGCAAGGGAAATAGAGCTGCTGTTAAGGAATTATATTTGAATCCTGCTCTTAAATTAGAGAATGCTTCGGGCGGTATAATGGTATTAATGTTGAGTGGTATAGAACGTTTTGATTTTATTAATAAAGAATATTTAGATCATCATTTCTATACCATGTGGCCTAATCCTCAGGATGAAAAAAGCACAAACACACAGTTATGGGAAGCATACGCCAAAGATCTTTGGAGTGAGAAGTTTATATTAATTGAGACATTAATGAATATCCGAGAAGGAGAGATATTTGCTAAAGCTCACGGGTTTGATTTTATAGTATCATGTGCATTTGATCAAAGGGTTCATAAAGAATATTTCTATGAACATCTTGGAAAAGAACATTCTGAATTAATAGAATCGTTGCCTTGGGACAAATTTTTATATCCTAAAGAATGTAAAAGTTTTATGGAAATGTTATTAAATTATGATGGACATCCTGAATTAGCCAACGGAAATTTTTATGAATATTACAGTAAATTAAAATATCCTACAGAGTATATTACAAATTGTATGCACCCTACACAAACAGGATATGCGGTAATGGCTGAAGAAATTTACGAATTCTGCAAACTTAAAGGATATATTCATGACTAATAGCCTTGAAAATTTAGTCAATGTTATACCGGATCCTACATATTTTAATCCACCTAATTTTCTCCCAGTAGTTATGTTAAATCATGCAAATTCAGAAACTAACGAATTAGATGCAAGATTTTCTGGAACAGATTCTCCTAGTTTGTTTGAACAAAATTTAAAAACACAACCAGAAGATTGGCATTATCGTACTAAACATATAGAATATAAAATCAATTCTAGTGGATATCGAACTGAGGAATGGAAAGATATTGATTGGAAAGAAGCAGTGGTTATCCTTGGATGCTCTAATGTGTTAGGAATTGGATTAGCCGAAGATGAGACTATATCACATCAATTAAGTTTGTTGATGGATCGCCCTGTGGTAAATTTAGGAGGTCCTGGGGTATCTTTTGATTTTAGTTTTTACAATTCAATAATCTTATCAGAATATTATCCAACACCATATGCTGTAGTAGATTTATGGACCGGTACTGATAGATGCACGTACTTTGATAAAATAGATATAAAACATTGTGGAATTTGGGAACAGCACCCTTATTTTAAAGAATACATAAGAAATGATACGCATTCAATACTAAGAGCTAAATTCGTTGGCATGGCTAACAAAAACTTATGGAAACCTAGATGCAGATATTATTCTGCAAGTTTCTTTGATAGGTCTGCTTATTATACTGATTCAGATTGGATAGAAATTGATAATCAAGCTCGAGATTTAATCCACCCAGGAAGAAACAATTCTAAAGATATGGCAAGACTTATTGCCAAAAATATCAATTAAAGTATTTCTTTTGTAGAGTCTAAGATATCTTTTTTAAGTTTATCGATATCTACCTTAAAATCTAACTTCTTAATTTCGTCTTTATATTCGCTCATAGTGTCGAGTAACTTAGTTGCTACAGCATCAGGATCGGAGTGAGTTAATTGTTCCTTGATGTCGATTTGCCATACCCTGCCGTTAGCAAATTCTAGATGAACAAACTCTAGATATGCTATCGGCATAGTATTCATATACAAATCTTCAAAGACTTCTGGCCATTCTTTAACAAGATGTCTTGGTGGTTTAAACAGTGGATTAGGCACTAGCGTCCTCTGAAACTTTAGCTACTTTCTTTTTAGGAGGATCTAAATCATCCGCTTCTTTGCGTAATCTTGCTGCTTCTTTATACATGGCATCTGCTTGGCTACGATATGATTTAGCAATATCTTCGTCGCTTAATGGTGCATTGTTAGATGCTTGTAGTTTAGTCGATGTTTCTTTTTCAGTAACTTCTGTTGTTTTAAGTTTTTCTGTTGAAGCACCCTTAACAAAAGTACAAAGTTCGTCAACTGTGCAATTTTTTTGTTCAGAAATTAGAATATTCAACTGATCCAAAGAAACTTCATTGTTGTTTGTAGGAGTCATTATTACATTACTAGTAGAAACTTTCTGTAACCGATTATCTGACTGCATTGCTTGTAACATTGGTCTTCCGTCTGGAAATAATCTTACAAACATTAATTCCCCAAACTCGAATGATTGTTGAGCTTGATCGGTTTCAACTAATTCCATAATTGAATTATGGTATGCATCTGGTAATGTTGCTGTTGGTAATACCAATGCTTTGTCTGATTCGCCTGGTAGAGTTCTAAAAACCACAAGGACTCTTACTCCTGTGTTTTTAATCTTACCTACGTGTTTGAATGAACCCATTTTAGGCCTCCTTTTTAGCTACAGATTCTAAGAAGTTGTTTAACTTGTTGTAAGTTTTACCAACTGCCTCTAGTTCGTTAGCTTTAAACGCTCCTCTCTGTGATGCTACATCGATAATGCTTTTTAGAGCAACAAGGTCGCTGATATTTAAATCAGGTGCCGATGCTGCTGCTTCAGGAGCAGGTTCTGCTGCTGTTTGTTGTTCTTGAGTTTGTACTTCTTCTGTCATTTATATCTCCTTAGGTATGGCACTAATAAAATTAATTATAGTAAAATATTTATATACTACTATTATTCAGCGTCTGATTCTTGGCTAAATTTACGGGCCAATGCTTTGTTATAGCCCATCTTCTTAATATCGCCGGAAAACATGTAGAGTTGGAAGGCTGCTTTTTCTTTTAAAACAGTTATTGATTTTTTAGTGATATAATATGGACCATCTATGTTATTTTCTAACCATAGGAGAATCTGAGCTGTGATGGCAAAGTCTTTGGGGAACTCTACTTTGTAGGTCTTAATTTGAGCTTCTTTTCCTATGAAGTCCATAGCAGGTTCGGTCAGTCTTAACCCGCTGCTGATATTGTCGCGAACGTTCCACCACCAAGTACTGCGATATTGCTTCAGGGTATTTGTGTCTACGGATTGATTTGCTGCTTTGAGGAATACCGTAGTATAGGTATCCTTAAGATCCATTATTCTAACCTTTCGCCTTGTGTGAGCTTATATACTGCGAAATCTTCTGTTTTAAATAACTTATTAAGTTTTTTAGCAAGATTATATGCGTGACCTGGATTGCTAAATGATACTTTTTTATATTTAGGTCCTGGATAACTGGCCACTAAGCTGCCACTTTTAAGATTAAATGGTTGGTCTTTATAGAATACTGCCCAGATAGCTTCGCTATCTAGTATCTGCTCTACTTTAAAATTTTCCTTGTTAGCATACTCTAACAATATTTTAGGTTTTGGTCTACTCATTATACGTGTTTCCTAATTAACCACGTATATATTTATGCCTAAGTGAAGCTGCCGCCGTCGAACTTAACGTCAATTTGCGTAGTGGATTCTCGTATTTCAGCTAACATTTGATGTATTTCTTGCACTGTGCGACCTAGTTTGCTGGTCATAATAGCTAATTCGGATGTTAGTTCTCTAACTTCTTGTATTGAAATGGTAATATTCTTTTGTTGAGCTTTTTCAGCAGCTGAAACTCTCTGAATTAATCTTTCAACTGACGGTAAATTAGTAGGTAGATTATTTGCTGACATTGGATAGCACCTGTTTCATTTCTAAATCTGTTCTGAATGGGCCTTTGTATTCATATCTTTGTAGAGTGATCAGCTTAGGACAGAATGATTTAACCCAGCCTTTCTCAAAACGTATCACATAGTAACCTGCGCAGTAAAGACTTTTTGAATCACCGCTTTTGGTAAACAAGGGTAATTTACGCTGTATGTCAAACATAGCATTATGTGGTTCTACACTAGTAGCATACCCATGAACTTCGTTGGGCAGTGCATCGTATGCTTCTTTAACGATCTTAGCAACAAAGAAATCTTTACCAAATTGTCTTGTTAAACTTTCTTTATTAGGGTAAACTTTAACACCGTCTTCGTTACTCATAATAAAATGATTGTCTTCATTTTTACGAAGGGTGGCAATTTTTTCTCCGTCTTGTTCAACGATCCAAAATTTGTTTTCTATAATTGGTTTAGCATGTAATTCTGTCATTGTATATACCTCGCATTAAGTGGCTCCGCGTAACTCTGTGCTTGATCTGCAATTTTCTTTAGATCATATAAGTGGCAGAACTTCATCAATCTAATTCCAACTTGACTAATATTTTTATTAGCAAGTGTTCCTGCATTAATAGTTTCTTTAATAATCTCTTTAATATCAGTTGGCTGATGATTAAGATCAATTAATCTACGATTACGTTCGTAATCATCTAGAACACGATGTTCTTTTCCTTCGTGATCAACCCAACGTTGTAACATTAAGTTATTCCAACTAAAGCCTTTATTATTTCGATCTTCAAACGCTTCTGTAAGACCTACCTTTTTGCTTGTGCCTTTAGTACGTACACCTGGATAAGCACTAAACACATTGTCAGAGGTATCACCTCTCATACATTTTTCAAACAACTGCCATTCTGGATTAGGTGCTGCTTTTGGGTCTTTTGTTTTTTTATCAATGATAGGTTTACCTTTGTCATCAAAGTATCCTTCGTGCGTAATAGTTGTTTCCATTACACCATTATACTGTTTAACATTAGGAGCAATTAGCTGAGCAAAGTCAGTATCTGTTGAAATGATTACATGATTATCATTAGTATGACTCTGTATCCATCCAGCAATTAGATCGTCTGCTTCTAGTTGAGGATGTTGCAATACTGTGCAATTAGTTTTATCTTTGATAAACTCTTTGAATGTATCAAAGGCTTCCCAGAATACTTTTTCTTCGTCTGCTTCTCTTTCTGTATGTGCGGCACGGGCTTCTGCTCGTTGTGCTTTATAGGGCGTATAAAAATCTTTACGCCACGAACGACCTTCTAAACAAAATATAACATGAGTACCATTGAATTGTTGCCATGCTTTACGAATGCTGTTTAATGTAATATGAAATGCCATACCTAATTTAATATCAGCATCACCGTTAATAACATGACGGGCACGGAAAAATGTATTGGCTGTGTCTACTAAAATATATGTCATTCGTTTGTTTTCTTAACAGCGTTAATATCAAGTGAACCCGCGGCAACAATAGCACCACCGTAGTCTCCATCAACAACTACATTAGCGCATAATTCACGGAACCAGCGATCTATAATTTCTTCTTCCGGGTCACCTTCTAATCCATATCCTTCATTTTTTAATTTTTCAACGAAGTGTATATTCCAATCAAGTTCAAAGAATCCGTTTCTAACATTGTCTTTGTTTACGTGTGTATTAATCACACCAACCCACGGTTCTTTTTTACGGGTAGCTCGATCTTTTTCACTCATTGTTACTAATTCTGTATCTTCTTTAGCCTTAGCTAATTGTGCTTCTGTTTCTTCTAATTTTTTAGTTGCTATTGCGATATTTTTTTCAACCTTATCGATACCAAATAATTTTTTAATAACCTGTTTCATTATGTTCCCCATGCGTTTTTAAATAACGGCACTTGTAGTCTATCGCTATAACGCAAGCCCATTTTCATTGCTAATTCTGCCACACGTCTATTGTTTAATGTATAAACACTTTCAACGCCACCCACAGGCATCAAATAAACATTTCCGTCAAATCCTTCTGCTCTGTATATATCAACTGCTTCTAATGCTTCTTCGGCATCGTCTTCTGTAGCAATTACAAACTTCAAATATGTATGACCAAGTTCTTGATATGAACATACAATATCTGGTCGAATTGCTTCACTAGCAGGTTCTCCACTGACACTTAATTTAGCACTAACACTAAATGTAACTTCTCTATTAAATTCCAAGTTAGGCATTTGCCATTGTACTAGATAGTCTTTGAACTCATCTGTTAGCTTTTGAGTACCATTTGTTTCAAAGGTAATCTCTTTCAACCTCGCCATCTTAGTATGATTAAGCAAGTCTGGATAAGCACGTTGCCAACCTAGCAAAGGCTCACCACCTGTGATTACCAGATGTTCGTCCCGCCACTCTTTGTAAGGTAACGTATCCACAATAGCATCGGCAATTGAAACAGTATCCATAAGGGGACTAAGGTGCTTAAAGCGAGGATCCCAACTAGCGTAACTATCACACCCTGTGCTAACGAGAGGCAGTCCTCCATATTCAGTATAATGCGCTGGATCCACGTTAAGATATTCTTCACTTAATTCTCCTTT